TGCGGATTGCGGTGCGAATGAGACGCGTGGCTTGACGTGCCGCAATGCGTGCCATTGCTGATCGCGCCCCACCATAAGCGCCTGAACGGCGGTTGATCATTGACATGCTGACGTGGCGAGTACCTTCATGGTTCCGAGGTTTCCGAAAGAGAGGGGACCCCCTAACGGGGGTCAAGGGTATATATAGTCGGGGTGGGTCCGTGGGTCCGGGGCCCTAGTAACATTATAGGGCCCCTTCCAGACCCAGCTATGACGCGCTTCGAGTTCAACGCTATAAAGGCATTCCTGACTTATGCTCAGGCTGCTGCTATTACCAAGCAACAAGTATACGACTTTTTTACCAACTTTAACAAGGATCAACTTACGTGCAAGCGGATATTGGTTGCTCAAGAGACACACCAAGACCAAGGGATCCACTACCACGTATTCTTAGAATTTTCTTCGAAGTTACACACAAGGGATGTACGGGTATTCGATATCGAGGGATGCCATCCAAATATCCAAGCATGCCGTTCGCCGAAGCGAACTATCGCTTACTGCACTAAGGAGGACGAGGCTCCTTTGTCGAACTTCCCAATCGGGGAAAAACAAAGTGCAGTCGAAATCGCTCGTGCTGGGATCGCAGAGGGTAAAGGAGTGGACGAGGTTGTTGACGATATCCTCGAGGTACACCCTGACCTTATACGATCCGTACCGGCGCTTAATACTTACGTCGAAAGACGTGCCGCTCCTAAGGTGGTGTACGTGCCAGAACACACCTTGGATGACTTCACATTGGCGGCAGCCGACTTCCAAAGACTTGCAGACTGGCGCGATCGCCTTACCACTATGGTCCGTGGCACGCGGACTCATATGCGTTCACTGTGGTTCGTGGGGGCTTCCGGAGTGGGGAAGACTTCACTGGCCCGAAGCCTAGGTGAACATTGGTATATGCAGGGACTTTGGAGTTTGGACAAGTATTCTGACAAGGACGGTGTGTATGGGGTATTGGATGATATCCCGTGGGATTCGTTGAAGTTTAACTACAAGAGTTTGTTGGGAAGGCAAAAGGATGTGACCTGGACGGATAAGTATAGGGCAAAGAGGAGTATGAAGTTCGGGTATCCGGTTATCGTTTGTACGAATACGGTGCCCGAATTCTCTAGGGAGGAAAGGGAGTGGTTGTTATGGAATGTGGATTTCTTCAGTATTGAGCATGTGTTGTATGGAGAAGAAGACGGGGAGTTTGTTCCGGTTATGTTATGAGGGGGGCGCTTCGCACCCCCCTGGGAAAGGCTCAATATAACTTGAACCTAATTCATTAAATAAAGATATTATACAGAGACCTGCACAGCTTACCTAAAAAACCTTACGCCCGGGGTGCATCCGTTGGCTACCTAAACGAGTCTAGGCAAGTTTAGGTTTCGCCTACGCGAAACCTCAAACTTGGGTGGTCGACGTGAACCTATTGCTCGGCCCTACCGGGCCTCTGACTGAGTTTTGGTGGCTACTAATTCCTCGGGGTCGGGATCTGGAGTATCGTAGGAAGTAGCAGGACGTTTCCCAGGCATCATGGTGAGGCTATACCTAACCATCTTCTGGACAGTCAATTGAGTAACGTGGGATTTGGCAGTCCCATTATCGTTGTAAGGGACACCTAGGAAATCAATGAAATAACCATGGGTGAGACCGCGAGCCACAGTGCGGCCGCGAACTTTGTCCATGTAAACAATACGGGGACGGTTGGATTTGAGATTGAGATTGATCTCCTCACCAGGAGAGAGTTGATACTTGGTACGACGATAGATTTGAAAAACACGGCAGAATAAATAGGACTGAAAGGGAGTGGAAGTAAGTTGTTCGGGACGCATTTGGGTGTCCCACATGCCGAAAGGTGCTCCAGCTTCTACTTCCTGATCGTGTTCAGTTACACGACCGGCATATTCGAAGCCTTGTTCGTAAATAGATTCGACAGTTTGGTTGTTGAAAGGCCAGTCTCGACGACAGACAATACGGTAGACAGAGATCATGGCGGGAAAGGAGCTGGTATTCCGTATAGTGACCTCCATGGAGGCGGAATTGCATCGGATTGCTCGTCCGCGTTCAGAGATGAACGGGTACTGGGGAGGAGCAAGGGAGAGATTGAGCTCATCCCATCCTCGTCGGTTTTGGGGTGATCCTTCAATAAACCATTCACGCCAATCGGCTTGGGGATTTCCATCGACAGCGGGATCATATACACCGTCGGCGGTGTGGAGCATGACGGAGAAGTAGTTTGATTCGTTTTCCGCAGTCGTGCGAACAAATTGAGACAGCCTAGCAACTTGCTTAGGAGCTTGCATAGTCCGCACATAAGCGTTGACGACATTTCGAGTGAATCGTTTTCCATTTTTGATACGGCGTTTAAGACGACGGGTACGGCGGCGGCGACGATAATCAACTTTGAAATCGTGTTGAGTTGTGAGGGGGTTATCACCCCCTGACGCTGCGCGTGCGTTGTTTCGAGTTTGTTGGGGACGGGAACGACGGGTGGCGCGGTTGCGGATTGCGGTGCGAATGAGACGCGTGGCTTGACGTGCCGCAATGCGTGCCATTGCTGATCGCGCCCCACCATAAGCGCCTGAACGGCGGTTGATCATTGACATGCTGACGTGGCGAGT